TGCCAAATAGTGTGCCAGACCAATAAAACCTACTCCAAGGGACCTACGTGCCTTTGTAGCGCGTTCTGCTGCCTTTACAGGGTACTTCTGATAGTCGATGAGTTCTTCCAGACCACGAACAGAAAGATCACAAAGTTCTTCAAGTTCTTCGTCAGACTTAACCTTACCAACATTAATAGCAGAAAGAATACAAAGTGCAATCTCTCCCATATCATCATCAATATGTTGAATAGGATCAGTTGGCAAAGTAATCTCTTGGCAATTATGAACTAGAATATCATTTGCGAAGAAATTATGGGTTCCTTCTACAGTAATATCATAAACTGGAATTTCTTCTTCAAGATATTCAATCTTTAACATTTTTTTCTCCTGTTTTGTTCTAAAAGTTGTTTAGCAAGTTTTCTTTGTGTTTCGTCTCTATAATAAGGATTATACACTAATCCAGTTTGTTCTTCAATACATCTATAAAAATTTTTGTGGTCTCCCTCAAATCTATTTTTAGAAAAATGTTTTGGGAACTTTATATTCAATTCATTAAGAGCAAACTCAACTATTCTTTTTCTACCACCAATAAATCCATATTTTTTGGCAAACTTTAATCCAATTTCTATAAGTTGTTCGTCAGTAAGTCCAGAATAGTTTGGATTATTATAACCAGCAGTTCTTATAGAAATATTGTTTCTCCATTCTTTCTGAACTTTCGGTGAGCATCTAGGAAGCATCCATCCACCAGTTCCACCTGAAGTGGCATTATAACCTTTTTTAGTATCACTCTCAAAAAGTTTTATAAAATGTGATTCCTTTTCATTGATAAAGTTTTCATCTTCGGTTTGATAAGTTTCAATTACCGATAAATCCCAACAATCTTCACCATATTTTCTAATTGCAGAGTGAAATCTAAATTTAGACCCATTTTTTGCCGATGATAAATGACGATTCCAACGGTGCTCTAAAGAATATTCAGTTTTTCCTATGTAAGATTTTCCATTTTTTTTATTAGTAATCTTATAAACAATATACGTTTTCATTGTAGGAAGTGCAATCTCGCAAATATTTATAAAGTATAGAAATTACACTTCCTATAAGTCAAATAATATTTAGAATGTCAGTTTCTTTAAGATGTTTTGCCATAACATACCCACGATTTTTTGTGTACACTTTATGATCTGGGGTGACAACTATACTCTTACCACTTTCTTCATCAGTAATTTTCATTACTTTTGCTTTTGGTGATGTTTGAGCAAATGCTGTGATTTTATGATAATCAATCTCTTGATTAGCAGTGTCAACATCACGAGAAAGGACTTCTACACAATCCAAAGACAAACCTTCTTCAATAAATTCTTGAAGTTGTTGGATTTCAATTTCAAGGGGAGGGAGACGGTATGTATTAGTTGTATTACCAACAACTTCTTTAGCAGTAGTAATTCTTACTTTAATCTTTGTATCACCAGCAACACATAGGTTACTCATATTAACCTTATCCTTGAAGGAAGAGTGACTATTACAATGGTCAATGTTCATCAGATACAGACGACCAGTTTCAGCACGCTCTTTCAGAATGTCCAGAATGAGTTCTTGAGCCCGGACAGTCTTTCTTGGAATAGATGCATTTCGTTCATAATCATTGTATAGTGCATCAAATCCATCAGTGCCAAAAGCATCATACAAACCAGGAACGTCGTGTGGAGAGAAGAGGGAGATCTCTTTATCTTGGATGAAACGTTCATAGAAAAGTTTGCTGATTTGGATTGAGTAGTCTAGTTTACGAACACGATTATCTTCGGTTCCCTTGTTATTCTTCAGAACAATAATATCTTCTATTTCTTGGTGCCAGATTGGGAAGTGGACTGTCGCGGATCCACCTCGTATGCCATTTTGCGTGCAGCATCGGACAGTTGCTTCAAACTTCTTGAGAAATGGTACAACACCTGTGTGTTGAACTTCTCCCCCTCGGATTTTAGCGTTGATGCCACGGATCCTACCAGCGTTGATGCCGATTCCCGCCCTCTGTGCAACGTATCTACCAATAGCCATATCAGAGCTAAAGATAGAATCGAGGGAGTCATCAACATCAACAAGAACACAACTAGCAAATTGTCGCAGTGGCGTTCGCACTCCTGCCATGATGGGAGTGGGGATGTTGATTTTGTGTTTTGAGATTGCGTCATAATACCTCTTGACATATGACATTCTGGTTTCTTTTGGATACTCTGCAAAGATTGTCAGAGCAATCATAATGTACATGAACTGTGGGGTTTCATATACTTTTCCACTGCTTCGATCCTGCACAAGGTACTTGTCAACGACCTGACGTAGACCTGCATAAGTGAATAGGTAGTCACGGTGATGATCAATAAAGGAATTAGCTTTATCAATCTCCTCCTTAGAATATTTAAGGAAAATATCTTTATCATATACATCTTTACTCGTACAGTTCATGATGTGCTTCTCAAGATGAGGAAAGTCACGAATCATTCCATACAAAGACTTCCTCACGGAAAAGAGAAGAAGACGTGCAGCAACAAACTGATAGTTTGGGTGATCGAGATCAATCAGATCACTTGCACTACGAATCAGAATCTGCTGAATCTCATTTGTAGAAATGCCATCATAAAACTGAATACCAGACTTCATTTCTACTTGACTTGCAGAAACTCCTGCTAGTCCTTTACATGCCTCATCAACCATGATGTGCATCTTATCTAGGTCAAGAGTTTCAATTCGACCATTTCTCTTGACTACCTTTGTTCCGTTGCTCATATTTTTTTCCAAGTAGTAAACTTAAGTTTTGCTTCTAATCCTGAGTAAGTATTACATTCTATCACACTCTGAACGTCAAGTCCAGAGAGCACCATGTCATTAAATTGTAATTTTTTATAAATAAAAATAAGACATAAATGATATGGTATGTATTGCGTCTACCTTACAATTTATAAAGGAAATAACCTTCCTCCGTTTTATATTGGATCAACAAGTATTGATAAAATTGAGGGGGGATATCATGGATCTGTAATGTCCGAAGAATATAAAAATATTTGGAAAGAAGAAATTAAAAATAATGCCCATTTATTTAAAACAGTTATTATAAAGAAGTTTAAAAAAAGGAAAGATGCTTATGAAAAGGAGGAAAAAATTCATAGGCAATTAAATGTAAATAAAAATCCACTATACATCAATAAATCAATAGCAGTTGCAAATGGTAGATTTGGATCTGGTTTTTCTGGGAAAAAACACACAAAAGAAAGAAATAAAAAATTAAGTGAAAAAATGAAAGGTATTCCAAGACCACATGCCAGAAAAAAAAGACCAGAACATTCAGAAAGAATGAAGGGAAAAAATAATCCAATGTATGGAATTAGGGGAGAAAAGCATCCTTCATTTAAAAAACAAAGAACAGATAGATTTTGTTGTTTGTTTTGTAAAAAAGAAACAATTCGTTCCAACTTAAAGCACCACATCAAATGTATGCCTAATATATCAACATCTCTTCCAATAATTTAATTTCAATTTAGCGATAGCACCCGAAAAAGTATTATTTTTAATAATTTCCATTACTTCATTTTCTGTCTTACCACTCAAAATTAAATCATTAATGTCCTTTTCATTTATTGACGAAGGCCAGATGACAACTTTCTGTCCATCTCCGATAACACGGGAAATTCTTGATAAGATTTCTGTATTACGAGGTTCGTTATCGTAAATCCAAACACAATCGTTAATGCCCCACTTATCCACATCACCATCTGCACCGCATAGGGCAATCGCGTTGTGAATGAAGGTGCTATCGAATGGTCCTTCTGTAATGTAGACAGTTTCATTTTTCTTGACCTTATCGAGACCGTAGATTTTTGGTGCGTCATCATTAAACATCACAGTGATATATTTAACAGATTTGGAATTGAGGGATCTTCCCTGAACTCCAATTAAGTCTTGATTATAAAACAAAGGTATGATAATTCTAGGTTCATCATACCTCACATTCTCAAACTTGGGTGTTATAGTATTAACCCAAGTCATAAACTTTTCTGTATAGTAAAATCTATCCGGGTTTAACCTCCTTTTTTCTAGATACTTTTTTGCGGTTTCGTTCTCCGATGCTTTTGGAAGGTCTATTTTCTTAGAAAACTTTGGTGCCTCAAACTTAAACTTAGGTTCTTCTACCGTAAAGTTCTTACCTGTCTTACCTTCTTTAAATTTCTCAAAACTATATTGTTTGTAAGTCTCAGAATCTACCTGCTTCAAAAAGTTATTAAAAGAAATGTTTAGTCCACAGTTGTGGCACTTAAAGTTAATATTATTTTTGACTTGATACAAATATCCCCTTGCTCTATTCTTGTTCTTCTGAGAATCCCCACAAATAGGGCAACGAAAATTGTAGAGATCGTTCTTTACCCTTTTAAATTTTTGAAGTCTTGTAGAAATCAAATTAATATATTTGACATCAACAAAATCCATAATCAGGCCCTTGGTTCAAGTCGTTCTAGTATAGTGCTTTGTAGTTGTGGTGTCAAGAACTTTTGAAACAAACTTGGGTTGTTAGTAAACATACTTAGGGCA